ATTTTGTCGAAGAGGTCGCTATTGTGAACCTAAGTAAATTTCATAGTTATTTTGAGGAGGTGGAGTGATGATTATCAAGAATTACAAATATGATTATTCAGCTGGCAGAATCTACTACACAATTGATGTTGATGGCTATGAACAAGCCATGGAACACACAAAGACAGAGCACGGAAGTGTGCAAAGAAATGATATTGATGATTTCTTAAGTACGGTTGAGGAATACGACTTTCAAGAAGCTGAGATGATTGAAGCATTCGTTGACTTTCAAAATGATTTACTCTTATATGGAATTGGTTTTGAATTGAGAAATGAGGTCACAGAATGAAACGAAAAAGCATATCTAAAACCACTAGACAAAAAGTTTTAGATAAATACGGCGGTCACTGTGCTTACTGTGGCAAGGAATTAGATTTAAAGACTTTGAGAGTGGATCATTTGCATCCTCATTATCGAGGCGGAGAAGATAGTTTTGAAAACTATATGCCTGCTTGTTATCAATGCAATTTCTATAAATCTACTTTTCTGTTAGAAGAATTCAGAGAGCAGATGTCTACCTTGCACGAGAGAATCAGTAAGCCGTTTATAGCAAGACTTGGTTTAGATTATGGAATTATTGAAATCAAGCCTTTTAATGGTAAATTTTATTTTGAGGAGGAGACATGAAACGCTTTATCGCAATCTGGATTTTGGTATCTGCTGGATTGAACATCTGGCAATGTGTCCACATTAAAAAATTAGAAGAAAAGCGCCCTATTGTAATCTACAAAGCAGATAATCAAGGCGCAGAAATCAAAGGCAGAGTCGTCCACAAGGAGAAGATTGGCGACATGTTCACTATCACAGTGCAAAATTACGGAATATTCGTAGTTACTCAAACAAACTATGAATCTCTTAAAGTTGGAGATGAGGTAAGACTGTAATGGTGCAGGCTACATTCATAAAAGCTAATACTAGAAAGTGGAGAGCAAGATGAAGCTGAGATTGAAAGAACTTAGAGAGGACCTATGTATCTCTGTCAAAGATATGGCCAGAGATACAGGTGTCTCCCAAAACACAATTCATTTGTATGAGCGTGGTGGATATCCATCTATTAAGCAGATTGAAATGATTGCTAAAACCTATGATGTAAACCCTGCGTGGCTTGTTGGGTGGATAGATGATGAAATGATGCCTGGAGTCCAGGTCGTTGAAAAAGTGGTCTATAAAGAGAGCCCAACGGCAAGATTGCCAGATTATTTCAACAACAATAACGATGGTAAGCTTATCAAGTGGAAGCAGTCACGAAGATTTCGAGGAGGTAAGGTTTGAGCAAAAAGAACTTAACAAAATCACGGAGAGATTATCTTGAGTTTGAACTTGATGATAAATACTTGAAGATTGATAAACTTATTGGTCAGCGTAGACATGAATTAGAACGATTGTACGAAGTGAAACACCTAACTGTTCCTGGTATTGATGATACAGGATCAAGTGGAAGTGGATCATTCGTTAACAGGTCTGAGAATCTAGCAATTGCATACGCAAGCGATCCGATGGTTTTAAGACTGGAAAACTTTCAAACAGCAATTTCAAAGCTACTTGACGCACTTGAACCTGATGATAAAAAAATCTTTCATTTGAGATGGGGAGAACACACTAGATACGATTGGATTCAAGTTTGGCATATCATGGAGAATGGTGACACTGGGTATCTATACAGACATAGTAAGCAGATTTACAGAAGACGCGAAGTGATTCTAGATACACTTGCAAAATTATTGTTCATGTAACTTGTCAAAAAAAAGTATAGCATTGACAAAAAGAATATGATAGATTGATACTATCCAAAGCACTGAGAAAATCTTAGTGCTTTATTTTTTTGTGAAAGGAGCAAAACTATGAATATTGTTGAACCGTTACGAGATAAAGATGATATTCAAGCTATGAAGGACTATCTATCATCTTGGAATGAAAAGTATTACATGCTATTTCTTTTGGGAATCAACACAGGTTTTCGTGTTGGAGATATTCTCAAACTAAAAGTTAAAGATGTTCAAGGTTGGCACATTAAAGTTAGGGAACAGAAAACAGGGAAATACAAGAGCATCAAAATGACAAGGCCACTCAAGAATGAATTGAGGGAATTTGTCAAAGATAAAGAACTACATGAATATCTATTTCAGAGTCGTGTTGGAAAGAATAAGGCACTCAGCTATAAGACGGTATACTGGTTTCTTAAAAGAGCTGCTGAAGACTTAGGCATTGATAATGTCGGCACTCACACGATGCGAAAAACATTTGGCTATCATTACTACAAGAAGTACAAGAACGTTGCAGACTTGATGTCATTATTCAATCATTCAAGTCCAGCAGTCACACTAATTTATATTTGTGTAAGGCAAGATGAACTTGATACTAAGATGAGTAATTTTAGCCTCTAATATTTTTTTGATTTTTTCAACTATCCATAACGAGGAAGTTTCTAGTTTATATTTTGAATAGGGCCCGAAGCATTGTCCGTATTAGTTTTTGAGTGTGAAACAAAATTGGATAAAATATAAGATATAACTAATTCAACAGGGATATTTTACATAAATTCAAAACTCAAAAATAAATCTTGTCAAAAAAAGATATAGAATTGACAAAATGAATCTGATATATTTGTATCATGTGAAAATCCAGAAGTTGAAGGAGTGGTGTAGGCGATGGCTTATTTTAAAAATCCTAAACACTCAGACTGGTTCAGAGCTTGGCAGATTAGGTTCTATAACTCCAAGCCATGGAGAACTTTAAGAAATAAAGTCAGACACCATAAAAGAATGCGATGCGATATGTGTGGACGTTTAATTCATAGCAAGAGCATTGTTGACCATATTATAGAGATTGATGAAACTAATTATCAAGATGAGTCTATTACTCTCAACGAAGATAATCTGCAATTACTTTGTCTCGAGTGTCATAATACAAAAACATTTCAAAGTAAAATAAATTTAAATTTAGAAAATCGAAATATTAATTTATTTTGATTTTTTTTTTTTTTTGATTTTTGATTTTTATCAGATCCCCCCTATTTAAAATTTTCACACACCCAAAATAATAACGGTGTCAATCCTCTTATATACCTCTCCCCCAAAAATGACGAAAATTGATACAAGAAAGGAGCATGATTTTGAAAATCAATGAAGTTTTAGAAAAGCTAGGAATAAGTCGTGCTACCCTCACCAGGTATCGAAAAAAGCTAGGCATATTTGAAGAAACTCGGTCGAATATCACAAAAAGTCAGTTCAAAGAGTTAGAAAAGCTGGCAAATCAACGCCAAAAGTATACAAGAGAAGAACGTGTTGAACTATCTCGTAAGACTTTCAAGTTGATTCCAAAAGAAAAAATGCTTGAAATCAATGACAATGATTCAGTAGGTTTGAAAAATTTAAAAACTCAATACAATCATAATCAAAAAGTGATTGAAAACTTCCAGCTGGAAATCAATAAAGTCATCAATGACGGTGAGCTACCTGATAAGTATTTACTTGATGGAATGGAAAAGTATCAAAAGCTAAACATGCAGATTATGTCAACGATTGAAAAGCAAAGTCCACAGGGTGATAGCCTCAAAGAAATGATTCAGGAGAAGTTGGCTCGATATGGTTGAGATGAGATATTTTGATAAATATGCTCAACTGGTCTACTCAGGGAAGATTCGTGTTTGTGAACTTACGATGAAGTCTATTAAACGAGTAGAGAGGTACAAGGAGCAATACATCTTTAAACAAGAAGAAGCTGACAAACGGATTGAGTTCATTGAGGAAGAGTGCAGCAACACTAAAGGTCTTGCTGGAAAGTTACGCTTGGCTTTGCCTCAGAAGGTCTGGCTAGAAACAACGTGGGGTTTTTATCATACAGTTGAAGTTACAAAAACAGATCCTGATACACTTGAAGAATATAAAGATTTTGAAGAAAGGCGTCTCATTCATGAGGTGCCTATTATTGTACCTCGTGGTACAGGAAAAACCACCCTTGGTTCTGCCATTGGTGAGGTTGGTCAGATTATTGACGGTGAGTGGGGTGCTGATATTCAGCTTCTAGCTTACAGTCGTGAACAAGCTGGCTATCTGTTTAATGCTTCTAGAGCTATGCTGTCGAATGAAGAGAGCTTGCTACACTATATGCGTGAGGCTGACATACTACGGTCAACTAAACAAGGTATCTTGTACGAGACAACTAATAGTCTTATGTCAATCAAGACTTCCGACTATGAAAGTCTTGATGGTACTAATGCTCACTACAATATTTTTGATGAAGTGCACACTTATGATGATGACTTCATCAAGGTTGTGAATGATGGTTCGAGTCGTAAGCGAAAAAATTGGATAACCTGGTACATCTCCACCAATGGGACGAAACGAGACAAGCTTTTTGATAAGTATTACAACATCTGGGTAGATATTCTTGATGAAAAGATTGTCAATGATTCGGTCATGCCTTGGATTTATCAGCTGGATGATGTTTCTGAAATTCACAATCCAGATATGTGGCAGAAAGCTATGCCTTTACTCGGTATAACGACTGAGAAGGAGACGATTGCCAAGGATATTAAAATGAGCAAGAATGATCCAGCACAACAGGCTGAGCTGATGGCTAAAACATTTAATCTCCCTGTTAATAACTATCTTGCTTACTTCAGTAATGAAGAGTGTAAGGGTTGGTCAGATAAGTTTGATAAGAGTTTGTTTGTTGGAAATGAGGAACGGAGTGCTCGCTGTGTGCTTGGTGTTGACTTGTCGGATGTCAATGATATTTGTTCGGTCTCATTTATGGTCGTGCGTGGCGAAGAGCGTCAGTATTTGAACAAGAAATTCATGCCACGTCATACGATTGAAGGACTTCCGAAAGAACTGAGGGACAAATACGCTGAGTGGGAGCTTAGTGGACAGCTTCATGTTCATGAGTTGGACTACAATGACCAAGCTTATATCTTTGAAGAGTTAAGGCAGTTTATGAGTGAGAATAGAATCTTACCAGTTGCAGTTGGATATGACCGCTGGAATGCAAAAGAGCTTATCCGCTTAATTAATGACTACTACGGAGATATATGTCACGACATTCCACAAACGGTCAAGAGCTTATCCAATCCTTTAAAAGTGTATAAAGAAAAAGCTAAGATGGGGAAAATCATCTTTGACGATCCTGTGGCAACTTGGAACCACGCAAATGTTCGTGTCAAGATAGATGCGAATAACAATGTATTTCCAAATAAAGAAAAAGCAAAAGAAAAGATTGACGTATTTGCTAGTCAGCTAGATGCTTTTATTTGCTACGAAAATTTCAAGGAAGACTTGAGTTATTACTTTGATTGAGGTGAAGAATGAACAAATATATAAATAATCTAAGAGAGGTTTTTGCTAGGATTTTCAGACCAAGTAATAGAAAATCCACAAGGACCTATTTACAAAGAAATTTGAATTATTGGAGAAGAAATTCGATTTACTTAGATAATATCTACAATAAGATTTCAACAGATACTGCACAAGTTCGATTTAAGCATGTGAGAATCACTCGAAATCCAACAGGAGTTGATAAGATGGAGTGGTTTGAAAATAGTGATCTTGCAAATGTTTTATCTTTCTCTCCAAATCCTCTTGAAATACCAGTTGTATTTTGGGCAAATGTAACAAGAGCTATGCTGAAAGATGGTGTTGCAGTCGTTGTTCCACGTTGGGAAAATGGTCGACTGATTGAAATTTGGCTTGCAAAGAAAACAATATCATGGACTGCAGAGAGAGTTGAAATCATGATTGATGATGTAGAGATTGAGCTACCTCTTAGCGATGTCTGGGTTTTTGAGAATCCTAAATTAAACGTGACAAGTCAACTAAATCAAATCACAGAATTAATTGATATCAACCTTGATGCGTTAACCGAGAAGTTAGGCAGAGGGAATTCAAAGTTGAGAGGATTCTTAAAACTACCAACTAAAGCAGCAGATGAACATTTGAAGAAACAAGCTAAGAGTCGAGTTGATAGCATGATGGAACTTGCTGAAAATGGTGGCATTGCCTATCTCGAGCAAGGTGAAGAGTTTATGGAATTAAACAAAGATTACTCAACCGCTTCTAAAGAAGAAATGGAGTTTCTGAAATCTCAACTTTATCATGCTCATGGGATTAATGAAAAATTGTTTACTTGTGACTACACAGAAGAACAATATAGAGCTTACTATTCTAGCGTCATGAAATTATATCAACGTGTATTCTCTGAAGAAATTAATAGAAAATATTTTACGAAGACGGCAAGGACACAAGGAAACAAGCTCTTGGTCTTCTTTGATATGGCTGACATGATTTCATTCAAGGATCTAGTAGAAGGTGGATTTAAATCTAAATACGCAGGTTTGATGAATTCAAATGAATTCCGTGAAACCTATCTAGGGCTTCCAGGATATGAAGGTGGAGAAGTATTCGAAACCAATCTAAATGCAGTCCGTATCGAGCCGAGCGAAAGTAATTAAAAATAGGGTGGGCGGTTGGCAGAAATTTTAAGAAAGGAGGTAGGCTATGGAAAAGTTAAAAACCTTTGTCGTCAAGTCAGTTGAGGAAGAGTCAGCTGACTTTCACTTTGAGGCTTATGCCTCCACCTATGGCAATACCGACAGAGATGGCGATGTGATGGCCAAGGGGTGTTTTGACAATACCCTGAAAACTAAGGCCGTCGTCCCTATGTGCTTAAATCACGACCGCAATCGTGTCATCGGTAAGCATGAGCTGTCGGTAGATGAAAAAGGTCTGCGAACACGGTCAACATTCAACCTAAGCGATCCAGAAGCTAAGAAAACCTATGACCTCATGAAGATGGGGGCATTGGATAGTCTGAGCATTGGATTTTTTATTAATGATTATGAGCCAGTTGACGCTAAGCAACCTTACGGTGGATGGATTTTTAAAGAAGTTGAAATCTTTGAAATATCTGTCGTGACCGTGCCAGCCAATCCTCAAGCAACCGTTGATAATATTAAGGGATTTGATATGTCTGTGGTTGACAAGCGAATCGCTCAGGCGAACATGAAGCAAGATATCATGAGTAAACTTGCAACAATTTAAAAAAGGAGCAAAAAATGAAAACACTAGTCGAGTTGATGGAAGAACGACAAAAACATGCAGATGAGTTATCTGAGGTCAAATTAAAAAAAGCTTCAATCAAAGAGAAATTGAAGTCAGCAACTATTGGAGAAGAAGAACTTGCACAGTTGAAATCGGATGCAGAAGAATTGGTATCCAAAGCAGAGGAACTCAAGAACACAATTTCTAAGTTAGATGTTGAGATTGAAGAAAAAGAAGACGATCTCAATAAAGCTGCTAAATCTATCAAGGAAGTACAGAAAGGCAAGACACAAATGGAATACTTAAAAACAAAAGAAGCTGCACTTGATTTCGCTCGAATCCTTATGGATAACGAAGGAAGCTCAAACAGTGCCCGCAAAGCGTGGGAAGCAAATCTGGTTGAAAAAGGTGTAACTGATGTTAACAAAATCTTACCTGAACCAGTATTGATTGCAATCCAAAATGCATTTAATGATTACGACGGTATCCTGAACCATGTAACCAAAGATCCTCGTTATGCAGTACGTGTTTCACTTCAAACGCAACAAGCAAAAGCTAAAGGCCATCAGAATGGCAAAACAAAGAAAGATGAATCTTTTGTATTTATCGATTATACAATCAACTCTGCAGCTGTCTACATCAAGTACAGTTTTGAGTATGCTGACTTGAAGAAGGATACAACAGGTGCTTACTTCAACTATGTGATGAATGAATTAGCACAAGGATTCATCCGTGCAGTTGAACGTGCTGTTGTTATCGGCGATGGTAAAAATAGTGATGACGATGACAAAATTACTGAAATTAAATCTATCGCAGAAGAAACACTTGCTCAACTATTTGATACACAAGAAATCAGTGTTGACGGGGAATTTGACAGTATTGTTTTAGAAAACCTCGTCAAAGGGATTGATAAACTTGCTGCAAATACAACTCCAATTTTGGTAACTTCAAAAACCATTGCTCGTAAACTTAAAATGGTTAAGGATGGCGAAAAACGCTACATTGATCCACAACCATTCGCACCAATTTCACAAACAGGAAATGTCATTGCTGGTTACCAAGTATATGTCTATGACTGGATGGAAGATGCGACTAACCCAATTATCGCATTTGCTGACAAGGCTTATAAGATGATTGGTGATGATGTCTCTGCTGATCGCTTTGAAGATTATGATGTAACGATGAATCGCCGTCATATCGAACTTGCTAGCGTGCTTGGTGGCCGACTTGGTCAGTACAAATCAGCTGTGAAATTCACGAAAGGTTGATTTTAAATAGAAAGGGGAGTCTAAAATGACAATCCTTAACCAAATTAAAGAAATGGTTGAAGTTGATGTCGAAGAAGAGATCTTCGACACTCAACTTTTAAGCTACATAAATAGTGGGATTTCATATCTAACGAGAAACAACATTCCTATCACTCGCATTGATAAAGAAAGCGAATTGACAGAATGGAATGAGATTGAAGAGGATGATAAAGAAACAATTTTAGATTGGTTACATTTGAGATGTGTTCAGAGATTTGATAAATCCTTGATGAAAGGAAACTCAACAACAATGAGCTGGATTGATGAAGAATTGACAAATATTCTCTATCAATTAAAAGCTATTTACGGAGTTAAATCATGAAATCATCTAGAGTATCAATCATCCTTTGTTACGATGAGCGTACAGAGGTCGAAAAAGGTGTTTTTGAAAAACAAGTTGTAGAAAAGAAAGTCAAAGCTGAAAAAGAGAAGATCTACCAACGTAGACTTGATAAAGCTTTGGCAGATGGTCAAGTTTTGACAGCAAGATTTCGGATACGTTCTAACTATGTGACAGATTCCTTAGACTACGTGAAGTACAAAGGGAATGAGTACAAGGTAAATGTTGGAACTGAATCTGATGATGGCCACTACACGATAATTGAATTAGGAGAATTGAAATAATGGCTAAGAAGTTCTTCACCAGGCAAGAAATTCAAGAAATCCTAGAAAAAAACACTTTAAAATCAAAAGTGTTCTATATGGAACGTGAGGAAAAGTCCTCTCCTGACAACGTTATTCTTTACTATCGTTTAACTCCGGGTAGTAGTATTACTGCTGATGACACAGTACACATGAGAAAAGTGACTATTCAAATCAGTCACTATCACAAGAAGAAACTAGACAGCATTGAGGAATTGATGTTGTCTAATTTTATGTGTGAACCTAGTCAGTTGAATCTAAAACAGCCTGATACAGATTACTTACTTACAACCTACAGAATCGAGGTATTCACAAGTGGGAAGTGGTAGCGTTAATGTGAAAACATTAAAAATCGATATACAGAATCAAGTTTTAGAAATCATAGAAAAAGCAGGAAAAAACACCGCTGGAGATATTAGAGACGGAAGTCCTAGAAGAAACGGAGTATATGAAAAAGGATGGACTCACGAGACCATTGAAGATATCGCTGTAGTATATAACAACGGGAAAGAGAAGTCGCTTGCTCACTTGTTAGAAAATGGCCACGCAACAAAAAATGGTGGATTTGTAGCACCTCAAGAACACATCAGACCAGCTTATCTCAAAAATAAAGAAATCTTTCTCAATAATATGAAATCAATAAAAATCAGACCAAATTAAGGAAGGAGTCACAATGACTTATAAATATGACACACGAGAGGTTACTCATGGTAATGCCATGGGATTCTTTGCTAAGATTTCAAAAACAGAATCTGGCGCACTCGATCTAAAAACACCATACCCATTTACAGGAATGCGAAAAACATCTTTTGAAACTTCACAAGAATCAAAAGCATACTACGCAGATAACGTGGAGCACGTCCGTCTTCAAGGTAAGAAATCAACTGAGGGATCAATTACGACTTATCAAATTCCTAAACAATTCATGATTGACCATTTGGGGAAAAAGCTGACAACTTCAACTCCTCCAGCGCTCATTGATACTGGTGTGAATGCGAATTTCATTTGGGGATATGCTGAAACGGTTACAGATGAGTTTGGTTCTGAGGTTGAAGAGTTCCACATCTGGACCAATGTGAAAGCATCAGCTCCAAAAGGCAGCGCTACAACAGATGAAAGCTCTGCTACACCAAAAGAAATCGAAATTCCATGTACTGCGTCACCTAACAATTTCATTCTAGATTCAGATAAAAAACCTGTTTCAGAAATTGTATGGCGTGATACAGACAAGGGTGTTGTCCGTGCTAAATTTGATAAATTGTTCGCTTCAAGTACCCCAACGAAATTGATTGATTTTATCAATGAAGCTTTAGGAACAACAGCCATCGTGCCAGGAGGATAACATGATTAAAAAAGAGCTATCATTTATTACCTTTGATAGCTACGGGGAAGAAGTAGAGCGTACCGAAACGGTGCGCTTTCTTTATTCTCTGCCTGCTATCAAAATGTATGAACAACGGACTGGAAGAAACTTTTTTGACGACAATCAAAAAGCAATTAGCGTGTATACGCAACTTGCTTCTAAAACTGGAATCAAAACTGAATTATCAGACCTTTCTGATGATGAGAAGATTCAGCTATTACCGCTGTTAATGGACCCTGATTTTATGAATTTCTTGACAGATGTGATTCCTTGCCTATACGGAGAAGTCGAAAACGGACGATTAGTCCAGAATGACATGACTGCAGAAACAGCTTCGCTTGCTCCGTGGTTTGGCGATTTGCTAGACATCACCTTCTTCTCTGACTTGTTCTATGAATTTAATCGTAGCCGAGCGAAAGTACCTCAAGATAGAAAAAAGCCTCAACAGAAGTCATAACTTCTGAAAAAATTTATAAGGTTGTTTTTGAAAATCGGATGGATGTTTTTTGGGCAGAAAGTCAACATTTTAATTATTTGATGGGGACATTACATCAAATGAGTGTAAATGAAAATGAGAAGAAAACATTATCAAATGCAGAATTACTAAATGTAATGTCTGACTAAAAATGAAAGGAGGTAATCAATGGCAGAGACATTTGAAGGGCTGTATGTAAAATTTGGAGCTAATACAGTTGAATTTGAAAAATCTGTAAAAGGAATCAACAGTGCTCTTGCAAGTTTGAAAAAGGATTTCACAAATATCAATAAACAATTGAAAATGGATCCAGACAACGTCGAGCTATTAACTAGAAAATTAACAAACTTACAAGAACAAGCCCGTGTTGGTGCTCTCAAAATACTTGAGCTCAAAAAACAACAAAAAGCCCTTGGAGAATCAGAAGTTGGTTCAGCACAGTGGAACAAACTACAGATTGAGATTGCCAAAGTAGAATCTCAAATGAAAGTTGTTGATAGAGCTATGGAATCAACAAAGAAAAGAATAGAGGATGTCGGAAATCCAAAGTCTATTTTAAATCTCAATAAAGAAATCAACAATGTCGCAAAGGAACTTGACATCGTCAACCAGAAGCTAGAATTAGATCCTAAAAATGTAGAGTTGTCCGAACAAAAAATGAAGTTATTAAGTAAACAATCTTCATTAGCCAAGGACAAGGTCCAGGAGTTAAAACGGAAACAAGCGGAATTAGGAAAGGAAAAAATCGGCACAGAAGAATGGCGACAACTTCAAAATGAAATTGGGCAAGCAGAAGTTGAAGTTTTAAAGATAGATAAAGCAATGGGGAATCTAGGGGATTCGAGCCGCTCAGCAACAGGAAACATTAAGGAAGCTACAGGATACCTAAAAGCTGATGTAATGATGAACGTTGCTGAAAAGGCAGGACAACTAGGTCAAAAAATGGTTGATGCTGGGAAAAAAACAGTAGATGCATGGTCTGAGATTGACGAAGCAATGGATACTGTTACAACGAAAACTGGACTGACTGGGGAGGCCTTGTTAGGACTACAGGAAATTGCAAAAGGAATTGCCACATCGTTACCAGCGACTACATTTCAAGAATCTGCTGATGCAGTTGGTGAGCTCAATACACAATTTGGGCTTACTGGTGATACTTTGAAAGTTGCAGCAGAGTATTTATTGAAGTATTCAAAAATAACTGGAGAAGATATTTCAAATTCTGCAATAAATGCCAAGAAAGCAATCGATGCCTACGGACTATCCAATGAGGATTTAGCAAGAGTATTGGACTCAGTTGCCAAAGTCGGTCAGGACACAGGTCAATCTTATGATTCAATTTTCCAAAAAGCCATAGATGGAGCTCCACAGATTAAGATGCTGGGATTATCTTTTGAAGAGGGAGCAACATTAATTGGTAGATTTGAAAAAAGCGGGATTGACTCTTCTGCTGCTTTATCTTCTCTTTCAAAAGCCGCAGTAAACTATGCCAAAGACGGGAAGTCCTTGACGGATGGATTGAACGAGACTGTCAATGCAATACAGAATTCAACTAGTGAAACAAAAGCTTTGAGTATTGCTTCGGAAGTTTTTGGGAGCAAGGCTGCACCACGTATGGTAGATGCTATACAACGTGGAGCCTTTAGTTTTAGTGATTTAGCTGAAGCAGCTAAATCCTCATCAGGGACTGTCTCAACAACATTTGATGAGACGATAGATCCGATTGATAAACTAACAACCTATTCCAATAAAGCGAAAGAAGGGCTTGCTGAGATAGGTGGTAAATTACTTGAGACTGTTATACCAGCTTTAGAACCTTTGATGGGGATGCTTGAATCTGCGGTCAATTGGTTTACCAGCTTAAATGAAACTGATCAGCAGACTATCGTGATTCTTGGTCTCGTTACAACTGCTGTAATGCTACTGCTTGGTGCAATAGCACCGCTAGTCATTGCTATAGGGGCAATAGGTGCGCCTGTTGGAATTGTCGTAGCGGCAATAGTTGCTGCTATTGCCGTTATTACACTCATCATTCAGGCCATCATGAACTGGGGGGCTATATCCGAATGGCTTCAGTCGACGTGGGATGCTTGCGCCGCTTGGCTTTCTGAATTGTGGACTAATATTGTCACGACTGCTACTACAGTGTGGTCAAATTTCACTGCTTGGCTTTCTGAAATTTGGTCTTCAGTAGTCTCAACTGGACAGTCTTTGTGGTCTAGCTTTACTAGCGCCTTGTCCAATATTTTCTCAAGTTTGATTTCAGGGGCTCAGTCTCTGTGGTCAAGTTTTACTTCTACCCTTTCCAATTTATGGTCTGGCCTGGTCTCAACCGGGTCAAATTTGTTTAATAATTTGGGTAGCACGATTTCAGGAATTTTTAATGGTATTTTATCCACTGCTAGCAGTATTTGGAACTCTATCCAATCAACTATTTCAAATGCTATTGATGGTGCTAAAAATGCAGTATCTAACGCTATTCAAGCTATTAAGAATCTATTTAATTTTAACATCAGTTGGCCACACATTCCATTACCTCACTTTTATGTAAGTGGTTCAGCCAATCCATTAGACTGGTTAAGTCAGGGCGTTCCAAGCATCGGTATTGAGTGGTATGCGAAGGGTGGTATCATGACCAAGCCAACTTTATTTGGAATGAATGGAAATAGAGCAATGGTTGGTGGAGAAGCTGGTGCGGAAGCAATCCTTCCACTCAATAAGTCAACACTTGGTGCGATTGGACAAAGTATTGCTAATACGATGAATACATCGAATAGCATCAATGTAAACTTCTCAGGGGTGACCATCCGAGAAGAAGCGGATTTGAATAGACTAGCTGATGCAGTTGGAACACGTATTGCTGAAGAACTACAAAGAAAAACTAATTTGAGAGGAGGTTTCGCATGACAAAAATCAATGAGTTAACCATTGATGGAGTGAAAACATCATCATTTAAATGTGAGATTCTGGTTGAAACACGACCACAAATCATCGTATCCTCCTCAAAAACTAGTCTTCTAGAACATGATGGGATAAGTGGTGCAATTGTTCAATCAAATAGGCATCGTGGGGTGATTGAAAAAAGCTATCATATCAGCTTAATTAACCCAACAGATGAAGAGTTATACCTCTTTTCTTCTCTGCTAAATCGTGAAAAATTTTGGTTGGAGAATGAACAAGAGCCAAGTGTGAAATTTTGGTGCTATAAAGTGGATGATTTCAAAATTATCAAAGATGATTTTGGTGCATGGACGTTGGATGTAAAATTCACTTGCCACCCCACAAAATACTTTAAAGGCACCGATACACAGAGATTGACAAGAAGTGGGACTTTAACCGTGCAAGGTTCTGCTCTTGCTTTTCCTAAAATCACAATCGTTGGCCAGAGCGCTTCTGAGACTTCGTTTACAATCGCTGGTCAGGTTATTAGGCTTGAAAAGCTCTCAGAATCGCTTGTGATGGTCAACAATCCTGACAATCCTAGCTTTAAAACAACAACAGGGAAGCCAGTGAAATGGTCAGGGGATTTTATCACAGTTGATCCAGCGAAACTTAGGAATGTTGGGGTTGTTTTGGGCCCAGGTATTCAATCGATTGAAATCGAAACGGTTTGGGGGTGGGCATAATTGC